CGGCGAGCGATTCGCAATGAGCCCGCTTCCGGGCGTCGGACCACCGCAGCAATTCAGATATGTTCGAGTCGGCGGTTATGACGTGTACGAAATATTCCCGTATGTGGTGCTCTGGCCGGAAGCGCATGAGGGCAAGACGGTTGAACTCGATCTCACAAACGGACTGCGCGCGAGGATTGATTCGGCCGTCTGTGTGTCAGCTAATTATGTGGGCACGCAGCCATCAGAATGGGACATCCCGAAGGAGGCAAAGGCGTGAACACCATGAACAAGCCGGAACAGATACCCATCGGCGATCGGCCAGCATCGCAGTTGACCATCCGGCAGTACGCGGAGCTTTGCTTTGCTTCGCGGGGCGTCAAAGATTGGAAGGCAAAGGCTAATGCGATAGTGGATGGGTGGGAAGGGAAGACGCCGGAGGCTGAACCGGAGCCGGAGATTGCGTACTACAAAGGTCCGTCTGGTAGTCTGTGGGCTACTCGCGGACAGTACAAAGACCAATGGCAGCTTATTTGGGGGAAATGGGTAAAAGAGCCATGTCTAGATAGCTTCTCTCCAGAGATATACCGAAAGCAGGGATGGGTACATATTCAAAACCCACACCCGACCGCCGAGGTGCCGGAGTGAAGGAATCCATTTCCAGCTCGCCGCTGCTTTCAGGCAGCATCATCGAGACCCAGATCGAACTGGAGATTGACGCCGTTGAATCCGGCGTTGCGCGATATCGGCGGCTGGCACAAGAAGCCGTTGATCGTGGCGAAGGCGCTGGGCTCAAGCCAGCCGAACGGCTTACGCTTCATTGGTATGAACCGCTGCTTCTGGCAATTCAGCAGGAGCAGCAGGAAATCGCCGATGGCAAGCAGGAGATCGGACGCCAGAGCAATGGAGGCGTCATCCTTCGCATGAGCGCCGAAAAGCTCGCGTTCATCACGATGCACGAGACTGTGTCTGCTTGCATGAAGTCTCCGCAGGGCATCGGCATCAACGAGATAGCACACACCATCGGCAGGTCAGTTGTCACTGAAATGGCCGTCGAAATGACAAAGAGCGTCAACGAGGACGCCCACTATGTCATTACGCAGTGGATGGCTGACCAGGGCACAAGCCGGATCATTCGGTATCTCAAGAAAAACGTTGAGAACCTGGACCCCGCGATATGGTCACGCAAGCTCTACATTGATATCGGCGTTCGGCTTCTCTTCCTTCTCATTGAAACCGCTTCATGCGATGCCTACGACAAACCGTTCAAAGCGGCGTTTGAACCGCTGCGAACAATGAGAAAAACCAGACGCAAGCTGATTGTTCGCATGAACCGTGATGCGGCATTGCTGATTGAGGAAGGGCATCGCGCTCGGCAGTCGATGAGACCGAGATACTTGCCGATGATTGTTCAGCCGTATCCGTGGGTGCCGGAAGCACAGGGCGGATACGTCAAGGTTCGGACTCCGCTTATCAGTAAGCCGACGCCGGATCAGAAGAAAGCAATCAAACGAGCGGACATGAGCCGAATCTACGACGGCATCAATGCTATTTCATCAACGCCATGGTCAATTGATCCGTTCATTCTCGACATCATGAATCGAATCTTCGATTCTGGCGGCGGAAAAATCGGAATCCCGAGACTCAATAACTGGCCCGTTGACCCGATGCCGGATGGAATCTACGGCGATCCAGAATTGGTGAAGAAGTGGAAGAGAGAGCGGCACGAGCTTCACACTACCAACATGAGGCTCATGAGCGACCGATCAGAATTCATGCTCAAAATCCACACTGCAAAACGGATGATGGAATTCTCAGAAATCTACTTCCCGCATCAGCTCGACTTCCGCAGCCGTTGTTATCCGATCCCGCTGTATCTCAATCACCAAGGCGACGATATCTGCCGCGGCCTGCTTCGATTCGCTGAGAAAAAGCCGGTCAAGGATATGAGGCAAATCCGCATTCACGCGGCAGGGGTTTTTGGACACGATAAGCAGAGCTTCGAGTACCGCGACGAATGGACCTTGAGTGTCATGGATGAGCTTCGGCGCTGCGCCGAAGATCCGATCGGCAATACATTCTGGATGACGGCGGATAAGCCATGGCAGTTTCTCGCGGCTTGCAAAGCCTTGTTTGATAAAGAGACGGCATCGATGCTTCCGGTGCAGACAGATGGAACCTGTAACGGACTCCAGCACTACACGGCGATGGGTCGAGATGCAGCGGGCGCTGAAGTGGTAAACATGACCCCAAGTGACCGACCCAGCGACATCTATTCAATCGTCGCCGAGCGAGTTGCAGCGTCGATTCGTGAGGATGATTCAGAAGTCGCTCGGCGCATCATCGACTTTGTGAGTCGAAGCACCGTGAAGCAGCCGGTCATGACGAACGTGTACGGCGTCACAATGGTCGGAGCCCGCGAACAGACGGCATCCGCACTCAAGAAGGCAAACTTCCCAGACGAAAAAGAACGGCTCTACGAGGCATCGGCATACCTATCACAGAAGACGATGAGCAGCATCGGAGAGGTGTGCTACGGCGCGGCAGAGATCATGAAGTGGCTCAAGCAGACGGCATCGAAGATTGTCAAGAAATCGAAATCGGTGGTCGAGTGGACAACGCCGCTGGGGATGCCGGTTGTGCAACCGTATCGTCGCTGGGCCACGGTTCAGGTGCGAACCTGTCTCGGTCGGCTGACGACCATGGTTCAGACTGACCGGGTGCCGGTCCATGCCGGAAAGCAGATGAGCGGCATTGCCCCAAACTTCGTTCACTCAATCGACGCCACGCACATGCTCATGACGGCCATCGAATGCAGAAGCCGCGGCATCACATTCGCAGGGGTCCATGATTCATACTGGACCCACGCCAATCAGAGCCAGGAACTCGGCCAGATTCTCCGAGAGAAATTCGTCGAGCTCCATCGCCACAACCTTTTGATTAGGGTAGCCAGCGAGTGGCGCGAACGATATCCGAACGTCGAAATTGACGATCCACCCGAGCCGGGAACCTACGACATCAACTCAGTCCTAACGGCACCCTACTTCTTCAACTGACCACTAGAAGCCAGTGGGAGCCAGTAGACGCCAGCAAACGTACGTATCTACCCTAACAAAGATAATGAGATGGAGACCCCGAAACGTTGTTGTCTCTTCGTCTGGTTTTGCGCCCGAAGCACAAAGCGCAGGCAAGACCGGCTGATATGGCTCATCGAGACCCTATCAGGCTCCGAAATGTGCCATGTTGCGGTCGGCTGGAATGGCGTGACCTACGACCCCAGAATCGAGGGCGACTTTTACCACTCCACCCTGTGGTTTGCTGAAAAGTACCCCGGCATTGTCGGCTTCTATCAGCTTGAAGTTTTGGCCGACTCGCTTCCATTTCCTCAAACTCTGGACCGCCAGCCCAAGCCCGCGATAGCAACCTTCATCCGCTGGCTGACGCGCGGCCATTGGCCCCAAACCCGCGATTGCGTTGCCGTCGCTTCAACCATGATTCGCGCTGCAGGTCATCCTGTGCCGCGGAATGTTGTCACTCCGTATCAACTCTGGAAATGGCTCCATGACCAAGGATTCCAATACGAGGCTGTCTGACTTCCCGCGAGAATCCTTGGACCTTCTGGAGCGATTGATCGGAACCAGAGACGAAACATCCATTGATATCTCGCAGCTTTCCAGTGAATCGGGCAGGCTCAGCATCGCGCATGAAATGGGCCGAGCTTCCGTCTGGAAAGACATCCGAAACGCAATCAAATCCAAGCAGGGAGAACTTTGAATGGGCAGTCTGGGCAAAGCAATATTCGGCATAGGATCGCCGCCGCCTCCACCGCCGCCGCTTCCGCCAGCGCCAGCCCCGACCCCTGACGCAAGCCTGGAAGATGCGGAGGCTGCGGAATTGGCCCGCAAGCGCAGGTCCATCGAGAAGGGCCGCGTCGGACGCGCCGCCCTTGTCATCGAGCCGGATCGACCAAACAGCGGAGGCACCGGGCTCCGTATCAACAACTCATGAAAATCTGCGATCAGTTTGCAGCAGAAGACGGACTCCGTCTTTCAATCCTGGAGGAAGCAAGACTCTGCGCCGCCCTTACCAAGCCCTGGATTCTGCCGCCCGAGAATCAGAATCCAGACATGAAGCTCCCGGAAAATTATCAATCCGAAGGCTCTCGCGGCATCACGAACATGGAAGGCCGGATGCTCATGGCGCTGTACCCGCCAGACGCTCCGTGGTTCAGACTTGAAGTCGCTCCCAAATACCGATACTCAGGCTCGCTCAACGATCGACAGCTTCAAGAAATTCAGCAGAAACTCTTCATTCAAGAACTCGTTATTCAGGCTGCCCTTGAATCCGTTCATCTCAACCCGCGCAGCAACGGCATCGCGGCAGGATTCCGCAGCAACAAACGGCTCTCGATCAGTCACGTTCTGATTACAGGCGACGTTCTTGAGCGACTGGATGACAACTACCGACTCACGGTCTTCCGTCGAGATCAGTACGTTACGCTCCGCGACTCCGCCGGCGCGGTCATGCACCACATCATCAAGGAGCGCATTGATCCGCTCAATCTCACCGACGAGCAGATCACAAAATCCAAGCTCGACAAAGAGAAGCTGAAAGCCGAGCAGTGCGCCGACCGGATGCGAGATATGTACACGCTGGTTGAATGGCAGCCATGGTCAAAGAATTGGGTCGTTCGCCAAGAGATCAACGACGAGATCATCGTCGAATCCCAAGAGCCAATCTCGCCGTACTTCTCGACATCGTACGAGCTTGTTTCCGGCGAAAACTACGGACGCGGCTGGATTGCACAGAACCTTGGCGACCTTCGCTCGCTCAACACAATCAACGAAAAGATGCTCGACTTCGCTGCTATGGCATCGAAGTTTCTGACTTTCCTCGACAGCAATTCAGAGATTCAGCCCAAGCAGCTCGAAGAGAAAAGCGGCTCAGTCATTCATGGTCGCGTTGCTGGCGGCCAGGTACAGGACGTTGCATTCCTCAAGACAGATAAATTCGCCGACTTCCGCGTTGTATTTGAGACCGCCGAGCGAATCCGCAAGAGCCTTGGATCAGCAATGCTCATGGAATCGGCGGTCCAGCCAACCGGCGATCGAGTCACGGCAACACAGGTCCAGCGAGTTGCCCTTGAGCTTGAAGGAGCGCTTGGCGGTATCTACGCACCCATCGCCGATGAGCAGCAAATTCCGCTGCTTCAGCGCACTCGATACCAGCTCCAGAGAGATAAGCTCATCGCTCCACTCCCAGAGGGATTCGTCGAGATCAAGGGACTCAATGTTATCTCGGCACTCAGCCGCGAACACGATGCAGCCCGAGTCATGGAAATTACAGCCATCGTTGCTCAGCTTCCAGAAGAAGCACGAGCCAGAATTGACTACACGGTCCTGGTTGACGTTCTGGCTCGCTACCGCCGCATCGACGTTCCTGGGCTCATCAAGTCGCCGGAACAGGTCAGAGCCGAGCAGCAGCAGATGATGCAGCAGCAGGCAGCAATGGCAGCAAACGAGAAGGCCATCGACGTAATCGGCAACGTTGCCGAACAGGCGCTTACGCCAGGACAATAAGAGGAATCAATGGCAGAAGAATCGAACATGGCAAGCACGGTCGCGGAGGCACCCGCATCGACCAACGAAACACCGAAGATTGCCGGAAAGTACGAGAACACCGAAGCGTTTCACAAAGGCTTCAGAGAACTCAACGCCAAGACCAAGATGCTCGACATCAAGGATGATGAGCCGCTGGTCGGCGAAAACGGCATCTTCACCAATGATGCCGCGGCAGAGCGATTCTACAAGTCGATGGAATCGAGGCTCGGCAGCAAGAGGCCAAAGGAAGAGCCAGCCGCTCCGCTTGAGATCAAGCCCGAGAACGAAATCCCCGACGACGCCGACATCAACGGCATTCTCTCGAAGGCCGGAATCGACATCAACGAGATCAGAGACGAGAAGTTGACCGACGAGCAGTACGCCAAGCTGAAAGCCCAAGGGTATCCGAAGAAGGTTGTTGACCAGTACATCAACGATCGACGCACTGCCCACGCAATCATTCAAGAGAAGATCAGGACAGATGCAGTCTCCACGGCTGGCGGCGAAGAAAAGCTCAACACGCTCATGGATTTTGCAAAGACCTTGCCGAAAGAGCAGATCGACAGCCTCAACGCCCGACTCGCCGATCCCAAGCTGTACAAGGGTGCCTTGCTTGAAATCCAGGGCGCATACACACAGCAGATCGGCGCTGGCAATTCCACATCGCTCATCAGCGGCTCGCCATCAACCGGCACCGCACCGATCAAGACCGCTGCCGAATACAAAGAAGTCATGAACAAGTATCTGGCTGGCGACAAATCGGCGGAAGTCCGCATTCGCGCAACTCCAATCGAAACCATCCAGAGCTGGATCTAAACCACGAGGAACACCATGCCGTTTCAACCATCGCCAGAAACGAGAAGCAATCTCGACAAACTTGGATCGAGCTATCGAATCCATCACAGATCACCCACGCTCAAAAAGATGCCGGACGGAACACACGAGCCTGACGGTCCAGGGTTCATCTGTATTGATATCTTTGATATTCAAACCGGCCAGACGTATCACAAGGAACAGATGCGAACAGACGAGCCGGGGGCAAGCGAACCAAACTGCCTTGACCGTGCGGTTCGCAACGCATTCGACGCCGAGAAGCCGCTGACCAAGGCTCAGGCTGCCAGCCTTGCCAACAAGCGGGCTCAGGCATCAGCCGCCGAGAACGCCGCGCTCAAGGCCAAGATCGCCGAACTTGAAGCCCAATTCGCCGCATCAAAAGTGTCAGAGAAACCAGAGCCGGAAGCCACCGCCGAAGAATCGCACAATGAAACTCCGACCGTCCCGACTCGCGGGCGGCGCTCGTAATCTCACCACCACACTGTTACCGGCAGAAATGCCCGCAACAGTTTTCGGTTCGTCGCTCTCCACCGGAGTGCAAGCCGCGACGATCCAGGCACCCGCGAAATCGCCCGAGCCCATGAAGCAGAAGGACACCCGAGTAATCGGCCCGACTGTTTGCATGGACACCTCTGCGCTTCATCGCCTACGCCAAACGCTTCTCGCATCAATCCCAGAGAATCACAATGACTGCCACACGCTTTCTTGATAAGAACGGTGTGGACCTCGACATGGCGCTCAAGGTCTACACCGGCAACTTTGGCGAGGCATTCCGTGCCAACGCCAAGCTGATGAACACCACGCTTCCCGTTGTGGACAAGCAAATTGTTTCAGCCGGACACAACTTCCAGAACTTTGAATTCGGCGATATCCCCGAAGCCGTTGACTTCACCCCCGGCGACGAGATGACGGGCCAGAGCTTCGCCATGGATGAAGTCGTGACTTCATCCGACAAGTACGTCGTTGCCCACCAGCTCATCCCGCAGGACGTGATGAAGAAGTCGCACGTCAACATTCTGCCCAAGCTCGGCATGGCTCACGGTCGCATCATCCCGATGAAGTACGACCGCCGCCTCTTCGTGTGCGCCGCAAAGGCTGCGCGAGCAGGCGAAAAGACCAAGGATGGCTTGACCATTCACAACGGCGGAAACATCGTTACCAAGTCAGGCGGAAGTATCTCGTCCGCCTATCCACTTTCAACGACCGGCGCCGCCAACTTCCGCGCCGACCTTCGCACGCTGGCGTACCAAATGGATCTGGACGAGATTCCGATGGAAAATCGCTGGCTCTGGATGATTCCGCACATGCGGAACGTCCTTCTCTACGACAACACAGCCCAGGTCTTCAGCCGCGACTACAACGGCAGCAACGACCAGCAGGGCCGTCGAATCGTCGAGATCGAAGGCTTCAAGTTTGTTGACGTTGTGAACCAGAGATCAGTCGGCGGATCAATGCCGGATTCAAATATCACCGACGAAATCTCCGCGAAGTACAACGGCAACTTCTCGGTTCAGGCCAACAATGGCACTCCCGTCGCCATCGCCCTGACCAGTGGACCGGCTGGCGAAGCCGCGGTCCAGATGGTGACGTTCGAGAAGGTCATGAGCCGCATCGTGTACCAGCCCGAGAAGCTGGCGTACCTTGTTCAGTCCTTCATCCTCGCGGGTGCGGGCCAGCTCAACGACTGGTGCGCGGGCTCCATCGAAGTCGTGACGTAATTTGGAGCGCCAATGGGCGCTCGGACACAAACAACAACCAAACAAAGGGCTGCAGGATTATTCCTGCAGCCCTCTTTTCAAGGATCAAGACATGGCAACCCCAGCAAACGAACGCAAGCGCCCGGAAGGGCTTGATGAAGTTGGAACGCCCGGCTCAGGCATCCGCGCCGAAGAAGCTGGCGTTGGCGCAGTGCGTCAGACCGTTCTCCACTTCGACGACACTCCGCTCACGATCACCGATCAGACAAGCACTGTCGGATACGGCGGACTCAAAATTTACGATTTCCCGGCTGGCGAAATCTTCATCGCCGCAGTCAGTGTGGATCTCACCGAGATCACCGAAAGCGGCGGCATTGTGTCAGACTTCGACTCTGACTTTGCGATTGGCACCGTTACGGCCAGCAACAACGCCACGCTGACCAGCACAGAAGCCAACATCGTTCAGTCAACGTCCGTTGCTCAGGCCGTCGCCGGAACGACTTCGGCAACCGGCACCAGCCGCACGCTCATCACTCCGCTTACCGACAACTCGGGCGGAACAGCATCGGACACGCTGGCTGCACTCACCGGCTCATACGTCGAAGCAACGATGGAGAACACCGTTGCTTCGCTCGCCGCGAAGATCAACGCTCTCATCAATCGCATCGGCGGCATGGCTATCTTCGACGGCACCGCAACGCCGATCGACCTTTTCCTCAACATGCTCGTTGACGACGCCGACCAGGACGGCGGCGGCATCCTGTCACTCACCGGGACCATCACCATCACCTGGGTGAATCTCGGCGATCGGTAATTGACATCGACACCGACACGGCCCCGGAGCTGCAAGGAACGTGGCTCCGGGGCTTTTCTTTAGAACAAATTCAATGAGTCAATACACAGGGAGTGTCGGCATGAGAACCGGAACCGAAACCGTCGCATTCAAGCTCGGTCAGGTGTATGGACCATATGCGTTTGGGGTCATTTCCCTCATCGCGATTTGGTTCACGGTGATAAAACCAACACTTGAAACGAATCGAGTTGACACACAGAAAATCCAGGCCATCACCGAGAAACTGGTTGAAATCTCATACACGCAGAAAAACACTGCCGAAATTCTGCGCAGCGTATCCGAGCGATTGGAGCGCATCGTAATCCACATTGACAGGAAGCCCCAATGAACCGCATGAAAGTCGCAATTTTCATTGCCGTGGCACTCACGCTCGGCGGTTGCGCCTCATCGCGGAAGTCGGGTCCGCACCAGTCGGCAACCGTGACCGAGACACAGAAGAGCGGCTGGACGCTTCGCATTGATCCTCCAGCAACGCCGCGTCCAATGTGCCTCAAGGCGACTACGGAGGTAACGAAGTGAACAGCCACACAACCGCAGCCCTTTGGTGCATTGTCGGACTGCTCATCGGATACGGCTTTGGATGCACCAGGTCGGCCATGCCAACCAAAGCTCCCGAGTCCATCCGCGTCACCGCGCCCGATGGAACCATCGTCGAAGCTCCGGCAGGCTCAGGCTTGACCCTCAGCGATACCGGCGTCCGGTCGCTGACTTCCAGCGCCTCGGCTCGCGGCGCGGATATCACGGCCCAAGGCGATACGGCCCTTCTCGAAACCGCCGAGACCGCGCCGACGCTGACCCTGCCAACGTTTCTCAGCAAGACCGGCGCAAGCCTTGGCGGATCAACGCTCGCAGTTCTGTCAAAGATCGAAGCTCAGCCGATCGTGTTGTATCTCATTGGCGGCGGCTTCTTCATTGTGGCCTTTGTGGTCTGGTATCTGACGCGCGACATCAAGAGCGCCGTTGTCTGCGCTGGAGTCGGCGTCTGCGTTCTCGGATTCGCCTATTACCCATGGCTGCTTCCAGTTGCCATTGCTCTCGGAGCCTTGACAGTATTCCTGCTTGCTCATCGTGCCGGAGCATTCAGAACAACCGCACAAACGATTGTAAAATCCGTACACGCGGACCCGGTGTTGGAAGGACAGGTCAAGACCGCTATCAATCAGAACGCCGGAACCACTGTCGCAAACAAGATCAAGCCGATTGTCAATCAGTTGAAGTAGTTCATCGTTTCTTCCCTGACTCACCCCAAGCCGTTTCCACACCGGCTCGGGGTTTTTATTTGACGGGGTAGAGCAGTCTGGCAGCTCGTGCGGCTCATAACCGCAAGGTCGCAGGTTCAAATCCTGCCCCCGTTATTCAGCACGGAGATCAATCATGGCACTCTCAGATCCAAAAGATTTCTCATTCGCAAAGACTGATGCGCAGCTTGTCACGCCAATCTCGCTCACCAGCGGATGGGTTCAAGCGATTACTGCTGGCGGTCCTGCAACGGCGGACGAATCTCGCATCGTCAATCCTGACGGCAGCATCGACATCGCATCTCGTCGAATCCTCAAGCGCGGCGGCAGAGGCGGCACGTACCTTGCCGTTCGGCTGGGCTATGACGACGGCCTGACATCGATCACAAATCCAAAGGTTGCAGTCTTTGGCCGCACCGGAACAGAAGCATGGCAGCGGCTTCTCAGCCGAGCATCCGCAGACTCAGCAACGCTCACCACGAGCGCAAGCAATGATTCAACGGACGGCACGCTCAAGTACACCAACGTCGATCCGAGCAATCATGTATTTGACATGATGGGCTGTGATATTCTCATCGGCGTTGAAACCGCACTGAATGGCAGCACCACCGTTCTGACCAACTCCATCATCGAAGTGAAAGTGTTCTGAACATGGCAAACACCGTTGTCGGCGCAAAGAAGATCAAGCCCGCATTCGATGCAATGAGAACAGGGCGCGGCGGCGTCATCATGATTGGCGATTCAAACCAAGTGTACGGTACACCGCCTCCGCAACACGGCTGGGACGCCGGTTGGACCGAGGCCATGCGTACGCGGGTCGGCATTTATGGTACTCAGCCGTTTGTTCCTTACTCGCTTGGCGTCGGCGTCGGCTACGGTTATTCGATGCTTTCGGCTTCGCCCGGTGGCAGTACACAGGCCGGAAACACCGGGGAAGTGGCGATCGATAACCGATTCGACTGGTCCGGCGATGGATCGGGTACACCTAATCCAGACGCATTCGGCAACGCTACGGGCGGTAGAAAACATCTTCACCTTCCGACCGGCACAAGCGCCAGCAACAACTACGGGATTCGCCTCGGGGAGACGGGAATTGCTCCGCCGTTCAACATCACACAGGGTATGCGCTGGCATTTTGAACTTGCGAGCTTTGAAGCCGACTCGGGCGGGTATCGAATCCAGTACCGGTTGGAAACCTCGCCGTTCACACAGTACGCGCTGCGGTCGGCGGTCACGATCCTTGATGGAGCATCCGCTGAATGGATTGACTCGTACGACGACATCGCGGCAGACGCGAATCTCGCCAATTTCATTCCGTTCGCGTTGCGGTTCTCGACCTCAAACAGCTTTGTGATTACCGCAAAGTTCACTGTCGGCCATATGTGGGTGGAGGACCGATCGGCAAACGGACTGAAGGGCGCGAAAGTCGGAACGCTCATCGCACAAGGCGGCGGTTCTATCTATGACATGGCCCGGGCCATCACGCCTCTTCCCGGCGGCGACCAGCTCAAAGCGTATTTCAGGCATTACCACCAGCCGTCAAATGCCCTTGTATCCGG